CCATACCGCCAGCGTTTTCGTAATCATCCTCGCTGCGGGCGGGCTTCCACCCGTCAGCTGCAAGGGTGAGTTTGTAGGAGCCATAGTAGCCGCCGCCTGTGCCGCCGTCCAGCTGCTCCTTGATAAGAGCCTTTACCTGTTCTTCGTTCAGGATTTCCCCGGATTCAGACAGGTTCTTCACGGCTGCGCTGACCGCTGCCGTGATAGTCGCCGCATGGGCGTCGGCATTGGCATTGTGCTTCTCGATCTCGGCCTTGACCAGCTTCATCAACGCCTGCACCTGAGGGTCAACGGCGATGGACATGTTGGCTTCTGCCGAAACAGCCAGCAGGACGGCGATTTCAAACGAAAACTCGGAGTTCGTGCTTGCGGCAGGAACTTCAATGCCGCGCTCGTCCTGCATCAGGAACAGGAGCGTTTCAGTGCCGTCATTCAGGGCACCGAAAACTCCGATCTGGTGCATAACGTAGGTATCTGCTGCACCGGTGGCCTGAATACTGACCTTGCGGGCGGTTTTGCCGTCGTCCGCGACGGTTTCAATGCCCAGCAAGGACAGTTCGTGTGTGTCGCCGCTGACTGCGGTTTCTGCCGACAGGTCGGTGCCAGCAGAGCCGGTGCCGCTCACGGCGCGGGTGATGGTCAGTGCGCCGCCGGAGAGAGATTCCGACAGCAGGGCGGCACCGGCTTTCGTGTAACTGGATTTTTCCCAACTCACGTTGTCTGTCCTCCAATCGTAATAGTTACGGTTTCATGCGTGTGTGCAAGCCTGCCCGCGGCATAGGCTTGCGCGGAAATGGATTTCGGGGTAATGATTCCGGGAATTTCGACTGCTGCCATCATCCTTGCCGACGCAGCGGCTCCGGTGGTGTATGCCGTAGCTCCAACGGCTCGCGGCTGAATCACACCCGGCAGCCGGATGATGCAGGAGGCAGCCATTCCGCAGGGTGCGGCGGCGACGTAGGCTGGCTGTAAATCCGGAATATACGCAAGAACAAGCGAAAGTGAAAGATGAGCCGGAATTTTGCGCTTCAAGCATTCCATGACGTCGCTCGGCAAGAAAGTGGAGTTATCTTTTGGGAAGAGCTTCACATAGATTCTGCTATTTTTGAATCCAACGGAGGGCGAGACTCCGGTATATCTAAAAACAATATCTTTTATCTCCGGGGAACCGATGTGGTTGCCGCCGATGAAGTACGAGGCGACGAGCTTGCGCCGCGCCTCGAGGGTGCGCTTTTGGTTCAGAGGGATACCGAGGAAGGTTTCCATCTGCGCCAGCGCATCCGTGTCCATCAGGGATACGAAGTTGTTGTTGACAACAGCGTCCACGCCGTCCTCGATTTCGTCCAGCCCGCCTCCGGCTGCGCGCCAGATAGCGTCCATCTCGAAAACGTCCCGGTAGAACACCGGGTAGAATGTTTTCAGCTCCTCGTATGCGCTGGGGAATCCGTTAGGATACAGGGTTGGTTTCACTTACTGTCACCTCCCCCAAAACAAATACCTCCTCTTTTCCGGCCTCGACGTTTGCCGTCTGGCCGTTGAAGCGGAGGTTTGCGTAGTCCAGCACTCCCAAGAGGCTGTAAATCGTGTTGCCGACCGTGCTGATGCGCAGGGTGGGTGTTTCGCTGTCGTCCGTGGTGAGGTTGATGCTCTTGATTTGAGCTTTGAGGGCCGTCTGCGCTGCGCTCCTGACGCTGGCGAGGTCTCCTCCCTTTGCAAGCGTCACGGAGAAAGAGATGTTGACCCTTTTCGCCGTGGCGGATGTCGCGGTGAAGTGCGCGCCGATGTTGGCCTGTCCCTCGCCAAGGCCGGTCCCGCCCGGGTCGATGTACTCCTGTACGCGCTGCACAACAGCCTCAGACGCCGGGCCGCCCTCCGTGTCAATGAGAACGCCTTTGACCGTGTTCTCTCCCGCCCAAAGGGGAACAATGCGCGCACGGCCGACGCCGGAGATGCTCTCGCACCACGTTTTGTAATGCTGCTGGTTTCCGTTTTCTGCCGGTCCGGCGATTTTCTCCTGTACACGCTTTCGGAGGCTCTCGTCGTCCTCGTCGTCTGCGCCCGGTTCGAGCTCCTCGACGATGGAACAGGCTGTGAGGCTCCGCTGCGTGTCGGTCGGCACAACAGAGGTTCCGGCCGGAATGTCGTTCGCCTCCGTTCCGGCTTTCTCTGCCTCGATGTAGATGCCGAGGGCGTCATCCTGCGCCAGCACAAAATACTGGCCGCTGCAGAAGAAGCGCGTCCCGAGCTCCGGGAGCTCCCCGTCGTACTTGATGCGGTACTTTGCCGTCGCGGCTGCCTGCCGGTAAACGGCGTATTCCTCTGCCTTGAGTGTCAGGTAATCGCCGGTCGCCGTCACCAGAAACACCATCTCGAACACCTGTTCGAGGTCTGCATAGTATTTGGCAATTTTGAAAGCGATGCCTGCGACAGCATCGTAGAAGATGCTGCCCTGCCGGAGGTCGATTCCGTCCGGCGCGCGGCTCAAAATCTCCTCCAAAACCTTGTCGTAGGTCTGGGCTTCAAACACTCTATATCACCTCCTCGACCTCTGTGGTCCCGTAAATAGTGTCCGCCGTGAAGTGGACGTTGCAGGAATCCTCGTTGAACTCAAACTCAAAGTCATAGACTTTAAGAATCCGGCCGTCGCAGAGGAGTGCATCCTCCACAAGTCTCGGGATTTCCGCCCTGATAAGCTCCTCTGTCGCGCTCTCGTCCGTGACAGTGTCCTTGATTTCGCTGCCGTACTGGTTGTCGTAGACGAGGCAGTGGAAACGCGGAGTGAGGAGTGCTTTCAAAATAAACTGGTTGACGGCTTCGAGGCCGTCAACCTTTCCGACGATGCGACCGGTATCGAGGTCGAGCTTGTAGGTGAGCGACGGCTGCTCTTTCTCCTCCTCGATGCCGGAAATGGGAATAGGAACAAATACTCTGCTCATACGATAGCCCTCTCAAGAGCGTAGTAGCTCTTACCGTCGTTGAAGCGGAGAAGGTAGACAGATTCGCCCGTCTTGAGCGCATTGTAAACGGTCAGCAGACCACTCTCGATGGAAAAGGTTTTCAGCGAGTGGATGTGTGCGCTCTCCTTGCTGCTCTCGACCTTGTGATAGTCTCCCTTGGGCTTGTCTTTTGCGCCCTCGAAAGGGCAGCCGACGATGCCGGTCACTCCTCCGCCTCTGGAATCGAACAACTGGAACTTGTGGCCGTGCGCGCCTCCCACATGGGTGTTGCTGTCGATTTTGCCGTCCGCGAGGGCGATGTCTACTTTCACTTGATAGTCGGTCAGGTTCCGGGGGACGAGGAGCGCGCTGCCAGAGATTTCGAGCTTTTCGTCGTTCTCTATCTGGATGGTGAGCGGGCTCTCTTTCGTGACCGTGCCGACAACGATGCCGCCGTCTTTCGGCAGCATGGAGAGAAAGAGCTGCTTTAGGCTCGTCGCTTCATCCGGGTTCATGTGCAGCTCCTCCTATCCGATTTGACTGGCGTCCACCCATCCATAGACGGTGCTCTGCTTGTCCGTGTGGATGATGTGGTACGGGTGTTTTGCGTTCTTGCTCTTGGCGATGGCGGTGATTTTCGCCGGTCCCGCTTTCGGGCTGTTGGTCGGAGACGTCGCGGTGGACGCAACGTACTGGGGACCGCCCGAAAATTGGACCTTATCGCCGACGGAGTGCGAGGTCGAGCTCTTTTCATCGCTCGCCTTTGCGCTCCGCTCGGTGTCTGTTGCCATGTTCAAGGTAAGGCGCATCGCATGGTAGTTGCCCTTGAATGTGTGGGTATCCTCGTCTACATAGTAGCTGTTCGAGATGCCGAGCGGCCTGATGATGATGCACAGGCCGACGCCAGAAATGACGTTTGCCTGCCCGAGGCCCTCGATTGTCAGCGTTTTGCTGGGGAGCTTCTGCTCTGCGAGCATGGATTCAGCCATGTCCGTGAGGTTCGCCTCCTCGGTGTTGCTGTCGGGCGTGGAAATGTCCTGCATGATGCCGATGGTCTTTTCGAGCTCCGTGTCCGCCTTTTCGGCGAGCACTTTGTCCTCCTTAGACAGCAGCTTTATGCGGGTTTTCACCTTCTCGATGCTGCAAGTGTAGTCGTAGCTTATAAGGTTCCGGCCGGTTTCCACCACCCATTGCAGGATGCTGTCTTTCCGCTTTATCAGGCTCAGTTTTCCGTCGGCTGACGTCACATAATGCCTGATGCCGGTGGCCTTAAACGTGAGGCTCAAGGCGTCCAAAATAACGTCGCAGGCTGTTGTTTTGGCCTTTGGCAGCTCTGAGATGACATAGCCGGTGTCGGCCACATCCTTGTACGGAATCTGGAATCGGTCGCAGCAGTCCTTGAAGATTTCGGACGCCTTTTTCTGCTTGTAGCAAAAGCTGTCTTTGTTGTTCGACAGGTAGATACCCACGTCGTAAGCCTTGATGGTCATGGTCTTTTTCGTGCTCTGCTTCTGCTGCATGATGATGCCACGAAACAGCTCTGCGCCCTCCCAATAAAAAACACAGTGGTTTCCCTTGGTGACATCAATGCCGGAACGGGCGTGTTTCCAGCCGTCATCATCGATAAGCGATACGGAAAGAGTGCGCGCCGGGGAACCCTTTCGGCCGCTCCATGTCGCGCTCTCCACCAGCTCGCTCATGTCGTAGGTGGTCTCGCCTTTTGTGACGAGGAATGTAATCTTGCCCATTGCCTCACCTCACGGGAGCTGCAACACCTGTCCGGGATAAATCAAATTCGGGTTTTTGAGCTTATCCTTGTTCAGGGAATAGATTTCGTTGTATCGGCCTCCGTCGCCGAGGGTCGATTTCGAGATGTTGTAGAGGCAGTCTCCGGGCTTGACCGTGTAGGTTTTCGCCTGCACTCGGTTGTCTGTCCGGGTGGAGCCGCCGGAGACGGTCGCAGTTCCGGTCGAGCTGACTTTGACCTGCCGGATTCTGACCTCTCTGTACTCCTTGAGCTTGATTTTGTAGTAGATGCTCCCGGGGTCGCCGCCTTTTCTGTAAGGCTGCAAGCTCTGGATAGCCGCGTAGAAGTTTACGCGCGTTCCGGTCAGGATGAGGTGCACCGGCTTCGCGCTGATTTTCCACTCGAAAAGCCGCTGCATCATCGCATCCGGTGACGACAGCATAAATGGCGTCTGGATGCCCGGAAAATACGCGGCTGGAAAAAAGCTGTCCCACGATACCTCCGCGGCCGCCCGGTCCTGCAAAACGAGGATTTCGCCGAGGCCACTGATGGTGACGCTCGTGTTCTTCGTCCCGTGAGTGACGTCGAACTTCGTCGGCAGAACAGGAAAGCGCAGTTTCTCGCGCTCTCCGTTGTGCGTAATCCAGAGCTGCATGCTGCTCTCAAAAATCATAGGCGAGGTCTCCTTCCTCGAAGATTTCACCCTTGATGATGCTCATAAGGACTGGCTTTGCATGGCGCGTCAGAATGTCGAGGACGGATTCCTCATTCATGCCGCCGACGTCGATGGAGCCGCTGCCGTTGATTTCGATGATAACGCGTTTGACGGTCTCGCCAATGCTGGGCGCGTCCGAGGAGGAGGCCGGGGCCTCCTGCTGCGCGTCGCTGGCGGCCGGGGCAGTCGTGTTGACCGGGGCCTCCTCTGCGGGTGCAGCCTCCTCCGTAGTCTGCGCCTGCACCTCCGGTTCGACGTACTCAATACCGGTGGGCTGTGCATCAGAGCCCTGCCCGTCAGCCGTGAGATAGGAATACTCCTTGACGGCCTCCATACCCTCCGGCAGGTCATTCTCCGGGAGCGGGCTTGCCGTGGGCTCCGGGGCGTTCGTGGCGTTTTCCGCGCTGTTCACGGCTGCGAGGATTCTTTCGGTCTCCTGCGTGGGGAACACCTCGGACCCGCGCGCGCCGATGATAAGCTCGGGGCCTTTCTCACCGGCGATGTAGACGTCCTCCTGTGCGGACAGAGTGCCGTTCGCGTGACCGGTAACTGTCGTTGCGGTGGGTGTCGTTGTCGGCGCAGTTTTCAGGTGGGAGGCGGCTGCGTTCGCAACGGCCTCCGCTGCGCTCCCGGCCTCGCCAGTCATGGAGCGGATTGCATCACAGTAGGCCTTGATGGTATCCTGTGCTGCTTTCCGGGCCTCGTCGGTCATCTCCATGTTTTGAACCGTCTTGGACATCCGGGTCTCGATTTCGCCCATCTTCTCGTCGAAGTCGGTTTCCATCTTGGCGACGTTGTCCGCGAAGGTGTCCTTTGCCTTTTCGGTCTCCTCAAACTTGGAGTTAAACTCGGTGACGAACTTGGAGGCTGCTGCGGGCATACCCTCGGTGCTGCCTCCCAGTTTCTCGATGTTCTGGATAATGGCGTTGATGTAGCCCGCGCTTTCCTCGCTGCCGTCGCTCAACGACTTAATCAGGCCGTCATCGAGGCCGTATTCTGCGGCCTTTTTGAGGTTTTCAGAGTAGAGGTTGAGGTAGTCTGTCTGGCTCTGCATGGCCTTTTCCATGTCGCTGATGGACAGCTCAGACGAGGTTTTCATCGTGTCAAACAGACCGATTTGCCCTTCGATGCTCGTCCGGGCCGATTCATACGCCTTGTCATAGGCCGCCGTGAGGTTATCGAGCTCTGTCTGTGCCGTGCTGACGGCCGCGCTGACGGCCTCCTCATAGCTGACGGTCTGGTTCTGCGAATCCTCGACTGCCTGCGCGACGCCGCGCCACTCGCCCTCAATGTCGGAGAGGGTCTGCTGGTTCTCGTCGTAGGCAGATTGCAGCTCCTCGAGGGATTTCTTGTACTCGTCGATGTCAGAAGTCCACGCCACCCACGGACTGTCCTCCATCCAAAAGCCGCTGCCGCTGACCCAGTCGCCGGTGACGTCGTCCTGCCTCATGCCGCGCCGCTGACGCTCCGCGTCGAGGTTGGCCTCCGCCTCCGCGATTTGCTGTTCGAGACCGCTCTGCTCTTTCAGCAGGTCAACATAGGTCTGCTGCTGCTCGGCCTTATACTCCGAATCAGCCTGCGCTTTTGCGGCTTTCTTGATAGCCTCGACGGTCGCGTCCACGCTCTCAGTCACGCCGTCGTAGGTCAGGCCGAGACCCGGGACGTCGGCGTTGAGCTGGTCGATGATGGCTTTCATCTCCGTGTAGCTCGCGGTGGTCTGCGTGTTCTGCGAGGCCAGCTCCCCGAGCCGCTGGGTCAGAGCCAGCGTGCCGAGCTCTTGGTCCTTGATGCTCGAGGTGGAGCTGTTGTAGGTGTCCATGACCTTGTTGTGGCTCTCGACGAGGCCGTCGCACTCCGCCACAAACTCCTTGACGGTCTGACGGTTGGCTTCAAACTCGTCGTTGAGCCGGTCGAGCTGGTAACGCAGGCTGTTGGCCGCGTCGGAGTTCTCGCCGTACTGCTCACAGGCTGCATTGTACTGGTCGTTCAGCCTCTGCAGCTCGTCGTACTGGTCACGGCAGGTGGCCGTCATGCCCTCGTACTCGTCGCTCTGCGTAATCAGCACTCCGGTCAGGGTAACGGCCGCTGCTGTAACAGCAACGATGCCCGCTGCCGCGAGGACGTAAGGGTTAGCCGCCAGCGTCGCGGTGAATGCCTCCGTCACGAACTTCGCAGCCGTGGTTGCGAGGTTGTAGGCGGCCAGCGCGCCCGTGAATCCGCCCACACCGACCGCAATGGCAGAAATGGCCGCCACGACGGCAGGGTGCTCGTCCACAAAATCACTCATGCCTGCAAATACGTTGGTGAATCCTTCGTATACCTGCGTGAGCGCGGGGTTGAGCACATCGCCGACAGAGATTTTCAGGTTGTTGAACGCATTCTCCATCCGCTGCTTGCTCTTGTCGGTCGTGTCCGCCATCGTGGAGTATGCCTTTTCGGTTGCTCCTGCGCTGGTACGCATGGATTCGAGCACACTGTTGTACTTGTCTGCTCCTGCGTTGAACAGGGACAGTGCGCCGATACCGGCCTCCGTGGAGTTCCACAGGGCGTTGAACGCTGTGCTGTCTCCATCTACCGCGTTACCCAGCATAGCCATAACATCGCCGAGCGAGTAGCCCTGCTCCATGAGCTGCGCAAAGGTCTTGCCGGTGGAGTTCAGCAGGACCTCAGAAACGCCGCTGCCGGTGTCGCCGAGCTCATTCAGCATCGACTTGAGATAGGTGCCGGATTCTGCGGTAGCGATACCGTTGGCGGTTAGGACAGCGTAAGCCGAGCTAAGATTGTCCATCTGGACGTTGTACGCAGACGCCAGAGGAATGACCTTGCCGACGCTCTGCGCCAGTTGGTCCACGCTCGTTTTGCCGAGGTTCTGGGTGGTGATAAGGTAGTCGGAAAGCTGCGTTGCATCCGACGCCGCGAGGCCGTAGGCATTGATGGCCGTTGTCAGAACGTCAACAGCCGTGGTCGCCGACGTAAAGCCGCCGACGGCCAGCTTGGTCGCGGTTCCCGCAAAGGCCGCAGCGTCCGCCGTGTTGATGCTGGCTGAAATGGCCTGATAGGTCGCCTCCGCCATGTCGCTGGCCGCCTCGCCGGTCTCGTTGGAGTAACTGCGAACCTCTTTCGAGATGCTGCTCAAGGATTTCTGGCTCGTATCCGCGATGGTAGCAACCATTGCAGTGGAGGTCTCGAACTGTGCGGCCGCTTCGGAGCAGTCAAAAAAGCCGTTCTTAATCTCGTTCAGAGTGGCGGCTATTCCGGCCGACGCAAGGACGCCCTGCAGCTCCTTGATGCCGTCGCGGCTCTTTTTGCTCGATTCCTCGCTCTGCTTGCCAGTTTCCTCGGACTTATCGCCGAACTTCTCGACCTCATCCGAGGCTTTACGGGCTGCCTCCGCTGCCTCGTCGAGGTTCTTCTCGGTCTCGGTCGTTTTCTCGGACAGGACGCCGGTAGAATTTGCCGCCTGCCCGGTGGCTTTTTCGTAGTCCCCGATGGCCGAGGACAGGTCATCGACGGAATCAGCAGCAGCGTCGGTACTCTTTGCGGTCTGCGCGGCCGTGCGGGAGACCTTGCTCAATGCTCCGTCTGCCGCCGTGCCGGTGTTCTCGAACGCCTCAAGAGCCCGTTCGCCGCTCTGCGTCATCTCGTTGAACTTGGAGGAGATTTCGTCGATGGCCTTGAATACGACTTTCAGTGTTGCCATGTCGGTCCTCCTATCGCCTTATAGGGACGAGCTTCATGGTATCTCTTCTGCACGGGCGCGCGCTTTCCTCCTCCTCGGAGGCGATGTAAAAGAGCTTCTGTCTCCGGCTCATTCGGTCGAACTCCTCCGGTCGGAGGCCGTGCCGCTGCCAAAGAACATGGGCCCAGTACGTCTCGCTGCCCGCGCTGCGAATCAGTTTTTTGCGTCGTCGATTTCCTTTTCATCGGCCTGCTTCTGCTCCTCCTCGGAGAGCTGACCGCCGATGCCAAGCAGAGCCATGACGACGCGGGTGACATGAGCAAACTCGTCGGCGCGGGAGAAAACCTTTTCCGGCATCTGGGTGATGTCCACGCAGTTGTAGTACTTCATCAGCTCCGGGTCGTCCAGCTTGGGGTACTGCAGGGCCTCAACGAGGATGTGACGGGTGGCCTTTGCATTGTCGCGCTCGTCGCGGAAAACCACGTTGCCGCCGTTGATGTAGGGATTGCCCTTCTTGTCCAGCGCGACAGTGTGGGTGTGGTACCCCTCATTGATGGCGCGGATACGCTCAGAGGAAAGCACCTTGACCTCGAGCTGGATGACCTTGCCGTTCTCGTCCTTAAAGCTCTCCGGGGCCGGTACGGTGACGACCTTCTCCACCTCTGCTGCCTCGCGCATAAAATATTTCAGGTTCTTGCTCATAGCTGTCTCCTCCAAAATAAAAATCGGAGCCCCTCCACCTAGGAGAGGCTTCGCCTGTATGCTCCCGACAAAAATGTCGGGAGGTTAGATGATGTTCTTGATGTTGAAGTTGATGACGTCATCGACCACGCTGCCGCTCTCTGCATCCAGTGCGGTCAGGGGAAGGTCACCAGTCAGGACGCAACCGACGCAGGTCACGACATCGGAGCCGTGGGCTGCATAGTAGTCAGAATTAGCGTCGTCCATGATGCCCTGAATCACGAACTCGGGCGTCGCCTTGGTTGCCTGATACTCCTTGATTTTGGTCTTGAGCCAGTTGTTGGTCCGGCGACGGGTCATGCTGCCGGTGATGGTCGCGCCAACCCAGCGGGTAGACGGAGTGGTTTCGTTCAACTGGCGGCCGGTCCACGTCTCCGGGGTGAAGTTGATAGTCATCTTCACGCCGTCCATGACCTCGACGCCGTCGATAAGCGCATGGCCCTCGCGGAGGCTAATAGGGTTTTTGTTGTACTGCATAACTTACCTCCTGCTGCTTTAGCGGGTCTTGACGGTGAAGAACAGCTTCTCGGCAGAATCCACAGGCTGGATTGCGACGATGAAATAAACCTCGTCGCCGCTGCTCAAAGATTCGTCGATTTTGAAGTCCGCGTCATAGTCCACGTTCTTGATGGCCCCCATGTCCTCGTACTGCTTGAGGATGGCTTGGCCGATGCCCTTCATAGCGGCGTAGCCGGTCGGGCTGTTGTCGTACTTGTTGGGCGGGAAGTTATTCTGGATGGCCTCCTGAATAGCGTCCAGAGTGCGGATAACGCGGTTCTTGCTGTACGTCTTGTCCTTGGGCTTCTTGAAAGAGACCAGAGAATTGATGTCGTACTCGATGATGACGTTGCCCGCCTCGGAGTAGGAGAAGAACATCTCGCCGTTCTTGATGGCCGCAATGGCTGCTTCGTTGTCCTTGGGGTCCACGATGCCGGTCGCGCCGTTGTAGACCTCGTAGGTGTTAGACTTGATGCAGCTTGCGGATGCGGTGATGCCCGCAACGAATGCGCAGGCCTCCGCGTGGGTCAGCTCAACGCCGTCAACAACAACAGAGTTTGTGACATTGATGACGCCCTCGTGGTCGGGGCTCTTTGCGTCCGGCAGAACCACATTCACGCCCTTGCCCATGCTCTCGCGCATATACTTGATTTTGGTGATGGCTGCGGTCTGCAACGTAGCATCGGTAACGGGGAAGCACAGAGTATTGAACTTGATGCCCTCCATCTTGTCCACAAACGCGGTGACGTCACCGTTTGCGCTGGTGACGTTCGTGCCGCCTGCCAGCTTCACGCCGGATGCCGCTTTCAGGTCGCCCGTACCGGTGAACTTCACCAGCTTGTCGTCTGCTGCGGCTGCAATAAGCTCCTCGACGGTCTTGACGCCCTCGTACACAGCGGTGGCGTCAGCATCCAAATACACGGTGACGTCAAAGCCGCCGACGGGGTTTGTGACGACAGAGACGTGAATATCGTTGCCGCGAGTGCCGCCGTACTTGGCCGTTACGGTCAGCGGAGCAGCGGTTCCGGTTGCGGCTGTGCCGCTCTCCGTGATGTAGACGATGACCTTGGAAGCCTTTTTGAATGCCTCACGAATCAGGCGCATCTTATCGTTGGTCGCGTCGTAGACGCTGCGGCCGAGCTCCACACTGTAAGCATCCGGGGCCGCTGCCGTCAGGATGATGGGCGTCTTGGCGGGGCCAAAGTCGTAGCCAATCAGGGGCAGCAGCACGATGCCGCGCTCAGAGTTGCCGACGGTGTCGTTGCGGTCGCTCTCGAAGTTGATGTAAGTGCCCGGGCGGGTCTTTCCCGCCAGCTTATCGTATTTACCGCCTGCCATTAAACAACGGCCTCCTTTCCGAGCCACTCGTCGATGTGCTTCCGCATCTCCTCGACGGTGTATTCACCAGTCATGCCCGCCGTGGCACCGGCGAACGTGCTGGCCGAAACATGAAAAAGCGTCCGGCAAGCCTTTGCCAGACGCTCAATAGGGAACTTCTGCGCGGTCTGTGCCGCGCTCGCGTTCTTCTCTGCCATGCAGATACCTCCTATTCAGTTTTTTCCTCGGCCGCTTTGAGGTCGAGGTTGTAGTGCATCACCTTCTGGCAATCCACCCTGTTGTACGGACGGCGGCTGTCCCAGTGGAGTGTGAGCTGGGCTGTGCCTGTGTCCAGCCGTTTCACGCCTCCGGGGTCTTTGAGCCGTACTCCGCCTCCTACCGCTGCTCCCGCCTCGTCAATGAGCGGGACAAGCAGGCGGGCTGCGCAAATGGCGTTCAAGGCCGCTGCCGCGCTTGCGTAGGCGTCCTCGTCCGTGCTGGCGAAAAACTTGATGTACCAGTCATATTCCACCGCATAGGACGCGAACGTGTCGCCGAGAGGTGTGAGCTCCGGCTGCGGAAAGAAAACAGAGGGTACGACGAATCCCTCCGGGATGTCCCAGTAATAGGGCGTAATCCCGGGTACGGAATCGAGGATAAAGCGGATAACGCTTGCGATTTCCTGCTCTAGGGCAGCCATAGGTTTCACCTCACAAAAAATCCTTGAAATACTCGTCCAGCCAGCTCTGCAGCTTCTTTTCGAGCAGCTCCGGGTAGAGCTTTTCTAGGATTCTGACGGAGCTTTCCCAGTAGTGGGAGCCCTCCACCCATTTCATTTTTAGGACCATCCCGGTCTTTTCTCCCGGGGTGTAGATGAAGTGGTCCTTTCCGTTCGCCTTTTCCCAGTGTCCGGGAACGAATCGCCTCTCTGTCCCTTTCGGGTTGGTCCAGTGGCCGTCATTTACGAACTTGGCGTACTCGACGTTCGTGCCGACCTCAAGGGTCAGGCCGTTCTCGTCGAGTGTCCAGACGTTCTCCCCGTCGCCTTTTTGGAAACTGTGGAGCAGCAGCCGATAGTCCAGCACGTTCCGGCGAACGATTTCATCTTGCAGAATGCGTAGGAACTCAATGCCGAGCCCTTCAAGAAACTTGTTCAGTGCCCGCTTAAAATCGCCCTGCGCGGCCGTTCCGAGCCGCTTCACGAAGTTTTCGAGCTCTACTGTGTCGAATGTCACCTGCGCCATTACAATGGCCTCTGTTGGGCTGTGCGGTATATCTTTACCGTCATGTGATGCCCTCGGATGTTTCGCGGTTGACCTGCGGTGTATTCGAGCCCTGTTTCGCTGCTGACGATTTTGTCGTTGAGCCTGATGTCCGTTCCTGCCGGGAGCGTGAGCTTTATGTCGCTGTCCATATCGTTCTGCGGTTGCTGCTGAGCGATTTGGATGGACGCGCTACGCACTCCGAAATGGCACGGGACTTCCTCGAGGTCCGGCTGTTTGGGGTACTTGAACTTGGGGGAGCCGGGGAGCCCGTAGCCGGGGCTCGTGCTCTCCTGCTGGGTGTGGTAGATACTGCAACGATGGTCAAAGAAGTTCTCAATAGCCATTGGCTCAGAGGCTCCTTAACCGCATCGTGACGCCGTTGAGCGGCTGCACGACGACGTAATCGTCCAGCAGGCTCTCCACGCCCAGTTTTCCGACGTCTATGATGCTGCTCTCTGCCGTGTAGGAGTAGTCGTCAAAGGTCTCGCTTTTGAGGCGGACTTTGGTCTGCTCAACGGCATTGTGGGCGTATGCCTCCGCGATAAGGAGGACCGCCGTCTTGACGTTCTCCGGGATATCGGGGTATTTCTCCGGGTCGTCGAATCTGTTGTTGCAGTAGTCGATGACCCAGCTCTCCGCCCGGGAGATGTCAATTTTGAGCTTGCTGTCGGCGCGGTTCTTTACTTCCTCAAATTCTGTGTACTCTTTGAGTTCCTCCGGCGTGACCCACGGCCGTTCGGCCATCAGCCCTCCGGGGCGATGATGGCGGCCGCTGCGGCTGCATCCGCCTCATACTCACGAATCTTCTGCAAAATGCTGGCCTTAGTGGTGCAGCCGGTCAGGTCGATGCCGTTGTCCTCGGCAAATTCCTTGAGCTCGTCGAGCTTCATCTTGGAAATGTCAGGGACTTCCACAGGCTCCTCGGCGACGGCCGCGACGACCTCCGCCTTGTCCTTGCCGGTGGTATCGACGCCCATATCGTCAGCCAGCTTGTCGAGCTGCTCCTCGTCCATCTCGCCGAGAAAGCCGGTGTCCAGATGGCCGGTGACGGTGTAAGCGTCAGGGAGAGTCTCGAAATAGCCGCTTTCCAGCAGCGCGGTATATTTCTCGGGGTCGTCCACAAAGACGTCAGGATGCGCCGCAGAGGCGCGCGCAACGCCATCATAGGACAGACCTTTAATCAGTCTGAGGTGCATAGCGTCCTGCCTCCTGTTAGATAGATGCCAGACCGGTCACAATGGCCGTTGCGTCCAGCTCCTCAACCAGCGTATCGAAGTCGAAATGCACGACATAGAAACGCTTGTCCTGATAGATGGCCTCCGGGCCCTCGGTGGTCTTGCGGATGACGACGCCGTAGGAGTTGACGACGACCAGATTCTTCGGGTCGGTCAGCATAATAACGTCGTCGGGCAGGGCCGGGACCTCGATGACGGGAACGCTTGCGGGATTCTCGACGCGCTTGTCGGTAATGATGCCGCCTGCGGTGACTGCCTGATTCAGGATGTAACGCTCCCACTCCTGACGGCGGTGGGGGGACATCAGCCAGCGGAGAGAGCCGTTGTTGAACTTGTCGGGAACTGCGCGCAGGCCCTTGTAGAACACATCCAGAACCATTGCACCGGAGTTGATGCCGGACACATCGACAACGTGGCCGCCCTCCTTGAACTGCTTGACCCAGCCGTCGTTCACCTTGAGGAAGTCGGCGTCATCGACAGTACCCAGCTCTGTGGCCTCGCCTGCGTCGAATGCGCCTGCAGCGTGGGATGCGGTGTACTGGTAGACCTTCTTGTTGTATGCGACGAGGTCGCCAATAGCGTAGGTCTCAGAGGAGCTGAACTCCTTGACCTTGGCATACCGTTCGTCGCCGTTCAGGCACAGGTCCTCGCGGTCGCAGCCAATCTGACGGGTCATCAGGTTGGTGACGATGGTCTCGTAGTTGGAGCCCTCGATGTTTTCGCGCAGGGTCTCCTCAGTGATTTCCCACGGCAGACGGACAGGGGTGCAAGCGTATTCCAGCTTGCCATGCTTCACGCCGGAGCGGTAGCCGTCGTCGGTGTTCTCGGTCTTTTTGCGCAGCAGACGGCGGCCGACGCCAATCTTGTCGATTTCGCCGGTCTTTGCGGAGCGCAGCTCGTGACGGACGAGGCCGCTCAGCGGAGTGGCCTCAAAGGTCTGCTGAATGAACTTCTTCGCCTGCTCCGGGTTCAGTGCGCCGCCAGCGGCCAGACCGGCGGTGGTGATGGTCTGGCCTGCTGCGTTCACGATTGCCTTATTGCTTCTCATGGTCATAGTGCTTGTTCCTCCTTACAGGATACCGGCGAGATAGTGCGGCTCGGACTTCTCGACAGGGTCCTCCGGGTCGCCATCGTCGTTCAGGTTGGTCGGCAGGCCTGCGGCCTTGCGGACGGGTGCGACAGCCTTTGCGACGGCCTTTGCGACGACGTCCGCAACATTCTCGGCGGTCAGCAGCTCCGGGGTCTTTTCGGGCTCCTCCTGCTGGCCGAGAGCCTTTGCGACGGCTTCCTCGACCATCTTGCCGACGGCCTCGACGGTCAGGCCTGCGGGCTCTGCTGCCGGTTCTGCGGCTTTCTGGACGGGGTCAGTCGCGGGCTTCTGCTGGGTTTCCAGTGCCTTGGCGACGGCTGCCGCCACGGTATCTTCGATTTCTTTCTTGGTCACTTCGGTTTCCTCCTGTTCTTCTTCGGGGAATTTATCGAGGAACTCCCCGAGGTTTGTGTAGATGGACTGCAACGTGCTGCGGTTGGCTTTGCTCATGGCCTTGCCAGCCTTGATGACGGCGCAGCTTTCGAGCGATTTCGCAACGGGCTGTCCTTTGGTGAGCAGCTCGGTGACGATGTTGTTGAAGTCGTTCAGGGCGTTGCGGATGGTCTCCTCGTCCGACGCGAACTCCCAACGGTCATTCACCCAGTTGTACCGGTACAGAACGTCGTTGAGTGCGTAGAACGCGGTCCAGAAGTTGTCGCTCTGGATGCGCTTGGTGTAGTTGTCGGCAACTTCGCCTTTCTCGACAACATCAAAGCCGAGGGCAGCGGCCATCTTCTTGAAGATGCCGCGCATACCCTTTTCGGGCTGCTCCTCCGCCTTTGCCACTCCGTCATCGGGCAGCGGGTCGTCCTCGTCGCTGTACTTGCCGACGCCGCCCATGGAAAAGCCGGTGATTTCGCCTTTCTGGACTTTCTCGAAAATATCCGGGTCGTCCACCTCGACGGTCATCATCCATGTGCCTTTCTTGATGGCCTGCTCTCCGACGCTCATATCGCAAGGCGCAACATAGCTCTCGACGACGGCTGCCTTTTCGAGCGGCTCGAACGAGTGCTGCACATCCACCTGATTGCCGTTCTTGGCGAACCAGTACGCGGCCTTGGTGATTTCCTGCTCCGTCATGTAATTGCCGTGGGCGTCCTCTGTGAGGGGCTCATAGACAATGCCGGTGATGTAGTGGCTATCAGCATCCGCGTTGACGATTCGGCCGTAAGAAGCAAAAGAGGCGGAGCCGTGCTCCGCCTTGGTGATAAGAAACTGTTTCTTGTTGGCCGCCTTGTCTACGAGGCTGACAAAAGAAATCTTTGCATCTGTGATGGCGTATGCTTTCTCGATTTTGCTCATGGTTTTCTCACCTCCTCTCTACGCCACTAGGTAGGGCGTCTAATGGTCGGCCATGTGTCCTTGCCGCTGCGCTCAAGGAGTGCAACGTCAAAGGGCTTGCGGCCTATATCCTCAAGCGATGAATAGAACCAAACGACCATATCATCGCACTGGGGCTCGTCTACGATGGAGAAGATGCGCCGGAGCTCGTCCTCCGGTGCGTCTGCCGGTGCTGCGCACCACTTGACGATGCGCAGCCTCCCGGGGAGCTGGTATCTCTCGACCCGCTCCACATGGTACTTAGGCTTAAAAAGGCGGCGAATAATCGCCGAAACGATGCGGTCAAGTGCTTTCCACATGGGGCTCCTCCTCCGGCATAATGATTTTGACGTTGGGGTTCTCAATCAGAGCCTCAATCTCGGATAAATCGGCTCCGAATGCAATCCGTAATTCAAGCGTTGCGGGCTGTCCTGCGTCATGGTGCAGGGTGTACCCGTTTACGATGCTCGCCAGCTCGATGCCGTCGATTTTGAGACTAGGCCACTTTCCAACTCGGGCTTCGTCGATGGTAACTTTCATGTGTAGTCCTCCTCGTTGATGCCTGCGCGCGCCTTGTTCTGCGCGTCGAGTTCTTTCTCCCACTCGCCGTCGTCCTCCGCGATGGCCTGCGCTTGGAGGGCCTGCCGCTCCTCAAGGGAGAGACCGAGCACCTCCTCACTAACTACCGGCTGCAAAAGGCAATGGCAGTTGACGCTCTCTCTCGGCGGCAAACAGACGTCTCGCGGGGTCATGGGGTAGTAGGTATTTCCGTCAGCTCCAATCAGGGTGAACGGCTGCCCTTTTGGGACGCGAACGCCGTCCATATCCACATGGTTCTGTCTCGGGTCGTTCCGGTATGCTCCGGTGTGTTTCCACATCTTCTCCTCGACGGCCGGGCTCTGGATGTAGCTTTCGAGCTGCGCATAGCCGTGCGCCCGGAGCACCTCCGTCAGGGCCACGCGCCGCGCGCGGTAGCCCGGGGAGCGGATGCCGCTGTCTGCAATGATGTTTGCGACGTCGTTGATGCCCTTGCCGTCGTTCAGGCCCTTTTTCAGGACTGCCTCGATTTCGGTCTCGGTGTCCAGCTTCATAATGTCGGCGAGGTCGCTGCTCCACGAGCTTATCCAATCGGTTGTCCGCTTGGTGAGCTTCGTAACGGTGAGCTCTGCATCCGTTTTCTGGACGTAAGCCTCAACATACGTCGGCATGATGGTGGAAAACTGAGTATGGAAAACATCGAAAAGGTCCTGCGACAGCTTGCTCTTGTTCTTGAACTTCGGCCAGTTGTCCTTGAAGAAAGTTTCAAGGTCGATGGCGTCCGCCAGCTCCTTGAGCAGGTCGTCGGCGTTGTCCTCGAGGAGCTTCGTCACGACCTCCTCGATTTCGTCCACGGTGTTCAGGCTCTCTTTTGCCTTGAGGTATCCCTCCATCGTGAGCTGCTCGTACAGGTCGTTTTCTGCTTTGGCGAGGTATGCGTCGATGGCCTTGATTAGGGGTCCGCAGCGTAAGCACTTCACTCCGCGTCGCCCTCCTCCTGTTTCATGTCAGCCAGCAGGCGGCGGACCTCTTTCATCACGGCGACGAGCTCCGTCTCATTAGCGGCTGCCGCTTTCTGAATCTGGCCGTCGAGCTGTTCCTCTACGCTAGGCCCGCCCTGCTGGGCGTTCTGTGCGGGCTTTGTCTCCGGTTGTGTGTTTTTCTTGCCAGCGTCAGAACCGACATTCTGCGCCACGCTGGGGCCGTTTCCAGCCACGGTGATGGCTGCGGCCCGCTGCTGTGCGTTGGTAAACGCCAGCGGAATGTCGCCCCACTCCTCGGGGAAGTCCTCCGAGGTCTCGCCGAGGGCCTTGTACAGGACGCTCTTTGCCTTGTTCGGGGTGAGGCCGCCAGCGTTGTTGCAGACGGTCAGCAGCTTGTACAGGTCGTCCGGGTTGGAAACGTCCGGCGCGCGGAAGAACACCTCGACGTACTTGAACTGATAGCAGTTGAGCAGCCTGTTGTTGATGGCCCACGCCAGACGCCGCCGCTCCGGCTGGAATACCTGTTTCTCGGTCACTTCCATGGCGGTCTGCGCGGTGGCGCGGTTGAAGTCCGTCGTGTATCCGGTGTACAGGTCCGGGAGCTGGAACGCGCTCTGCACCTTCCGCCGGTTGTTTTCGAGGTAGTCTTGGAAAAGCTCGTCCTTTTGCAGGATAGCTGCAAGGTCCTTGACCTCGACCTCCGGCCGGTTCTCGGCGTTGAATCCGGTGCGGTTGTCTGCCGCCTCCGTTTCCAGAACCATAAAACTGTGCTGGCCCGCCTCGCCTCGGATGCCGTTCATGTACTCCTTGAGCTTGGCGAAACTATCGTCCGTCAGGCTGCCGCCTTTCACCATAATCAGCAACGGGGTGTGTCGGCCGTTCAGGAAATAGTTATTGTTGAGGCTCTCCGCTCTCCGGGCCCCATCTACGGTAAGGATGGAACCAACCCACCGGACCTTGCCGTATGTTGCGGTCCCGATGGCGAACTCGATTATTTCGTTGGCGCGGCTCTTGAACTCGAGCTCGGTGACGTACTCTCCGCTCGTCGGGTCCATGATTCGCGGGTCTCCGAACTCCTTGTAGTAGACCGTCTTGCCGTTGACGGTCTGCTTATACTTGCGGAACTTCCTCATGCGGTTCTCGGTGTGGTCCCGGTGGAAATACGTCACCTCGACGCGCGGGTCCAGCCTCCGGCTCTTTTCCACGCTGGGGGTGTCCTCGATGAACTCGAGCTGTATGACGTTCCCGTCCATATCCCGGATGACCTCTGCGTATGCGCAGCCGTAGGTTTCCCGGGCCTCCACGATGTCCTCAAAGAGCTCATTGCTCTCCTGCTCCATGTTGAGCATCTCGACGACCTCCGCCGCCCGGTCCCATTCCGCTTTCATCTCCGGGGTTTCGTCCGCGTCCGCAAAGTCGTCTTTGTACCGGATGTCGATGCCAAATCCGGCGATGTTTGACTTGTAGGCCCGGATGCACTGCGGGAGTATGGTGCTTTCGTCCACCATCTTGGAAAGCCCTCGGAGGTCGAACGGCGGCTTTGTCCAAATACCTGCCGTGCACGCCTCCTCCGGCGAGATTTGCAGGGAGCCGTCTGCTTTGGCGATGGGCTTCATCCCGCCGCGCTGCTCCGGGTCGTCCGCTTTAACGATGCGGACGTTTACCCGCTGCTGGGCGGGCTGCTTCTTGTCGCTCACTTCTTAACGTCTCCTCTCCTCTTGGGTTTGACCGGCAGGCACAACAGGAGGATGCAGTCGGCCTCGTCGGGCGAGTGCATCCCGCGCTTTTTCATGGCGTCCTTGCTCTCCACGCGGATTTTGGCGTCGTCGGTCATGGAATACTTTCGTGTGGAAAGCTGGCCGACGAGGTCGTTATCGTTCGGGAGAATGAGCTGGACGGGCTTCTGTGCGCCCTCCGGCGTCTGCGGTGCAAGTAGATTCTTTACGACGCTCATCATGTAGGTGGTGCTATCGTAGTAAAAGTCATGGTGTATGCGCTGGCCGAAGTAAACGGGGATAATATCCATCCACCAGAACCGCTCCGGCTGCTCGCGCTTTACGCGCCGCAGACGGTCCGTGACGCCGCCGCCGAGGCCGCTGTCGTCTATCTTGATGGGGATAGCCTTGTCGAACCGGTACTTTTCCATGAGCTTTAGGCCGAGCTCCATGATGTCGTCGGCCGTCTGCATAAGGTCCTGCCCACTCTTTCGCTTGTAGAACATGGCCTTTTCGTCCACCTTGTAACCGATTACGGTGCGGTCGTCACCATAGCGGGCAACGTCGCAGCCGATGTCGATGCGGGCGGGCTTTGTCGGTTCCGTCCACTCGGTCATAATGGATTTTTCGACTAGCGGCAGAGGGATGAAAACATCGTTCTCCTGCCGGGGGAACTCTCCGGCGACACGAACACGGAAAACGTCCGAATCCTCGCCGTACATCTGGATGATGGTTTTGACGAAGTCGTCCGAGACGCGGCTGCTGTTCCGGCCATCAACATGGAATGTGGTGTAGCTGCCTCTGTTCTTATGGTGGCTGTCATAAAAAAAGCCCGACAACTGTGTCGGGTTTCCGCACATGAGCAGCCGCGCTCCGGGCGTCGAAAGTGCGCCCAGCACCGGCTCGAACACCTTGTCGTCCACGCCGCTGGCCTCGTCGATGATGTAGAGGATGTCGTCAGCGTGGAATCCCTGCAGGGCGTCCGGCTTGCTGGCCGTTCGGGCCACAGCGAACCACTCCTCGGGGTACTGCTTCATGTAGACCTTTTCCTTTGTCCACATCAGCTCCCGCTCGAGGGCTTTATTGTTGCGCAGCCACTTGCTTATTTCCGCCCACAGAATATCGAATAGCTGATGCTGCGTCGGGGCCGTGCAAGGGATTTTGGGAAATGGCCGGGTTGACATAAACCAGATAACGGTCCACGCCTCGACCGCGCTCTTGCCGATGCCGTGGCCGCTGCGGACGCTCGTCATCTGATTCTTTGCCACAGAATCCAATATGGCGCGCTGGTTCTTGTCCGGCGTAACGTGGAGCAGGTCCTCGACAAAATCAGCCGGGTTGTCTGCGTAGTACAGGATAGCCTCTTGGGTCATCACGTCTGTTCTCCTCGTTTCCGGTTCTCGTATGCGGCCGCGATTTCATCGGCGAGGGAGAGCGTTGTTTCCTCCTGCTCCTCCGCCGTCTTGCCTCCGGCCGTGACGCCTGCCTCCTCCATCCGGTTATCCCGCTCAAGCTCTGTGGCCTTGTCGAGGAACTGGATAATGTCCTTTGGCGTCATCGACCCGTCCGGCAGATTCTTGAGCTCCGCGAGGGCTTTCTCTTGGAGCTGCAAGGCGATGCCGATGTGGCGGGTCCTCATTTTTTTGTACTTTCGGAGTGCCTCTTGTCGGGCTACGTCATCCAAATGGTTGTCATACGCTCGGCAGCGTTCTCCCCACTTTTTCTCGCGGCTCCAACGCTTGATAAGCGTGTCACTCTTGGATAACTGTTCGGCAACGACCCGTAGGCTCCTGTTTGAGCCCATGTCTCGGTAGATGGCAAATGCCTCGTAGGCCTGCGCGCTTTCGCCCGGTTGACGCTCCCAAAGGTCGTCTTTGGTCCTATTCGGCATTGTCCTCCTCTCCTCACTTTCAGCTCTGTCCCGGGCTGCGAGGCTCCGCGCCCGTAATCCAGAATAGGGTGCTTTCCGGTGCGATGCCGGAGCTTCTAAACCACTGCATCGTCTTTGCCTCGTAATGAGGATGCAGGCGAATGCCCCCCCATGTAGCCGCTGCGGACTTCTCATAGACGAATCCGGGGCTGTGGAAAAGGTCGTGGTACTCAAACTCTCGGTCTGCGCCGTACTTTTTGAGGGTCTCATGGATGAATCCGCGCCGGTCCGGGGCCGTGGCTACGAGGTGCATCCTCTTGACCCGTTTCCCGTACCTGTGCAGTCCTATCATCACGCCGGTGGCGGTGATGCCGCTGCCGCAGGTCATCACGAGGTTTTCTATATCGTCCGGGAGGTTCTCTGTCTGCGCCGCAACTGCGGTTAGCAGCGTGTCGCCGTACCCGATGATATTGATGCCGTACTGGACAATAAAGCTGTTTTCCTGCGCCGCCAGCTCTTTTGCGCGGGCGTGTAAAATGCTGTGGCGGCCGGAACGTGCTGCGAGCACTATGGACGCCCCATATTTCATCGCCAGCCGGGGCATAGGCAGAGCCGCAACGCTCTCCCGGGTGGTTCCGCCGTACACGATTCTGCACGGCATCCCGTTTGCCCGGGCAACCGCTGCGGTGATGGGTGCTTGCGGGGAGTGGATGCTGCAATACGTCAGCAGGCTCTTGTAGTCCTTCTTGACGCTGTTCACCAGCATCACGCATTGCCGGAGCTTTCCTCCGTTCACCTCTCCGGGGCCAAACGGGGCATAAAGGTCGTCCCGCTTGATGTGCAGCCCGTCCACCTCCTGAACCGGCGTCAGGCTGTACTCATTCATCCAGTCCAAACACCTTTCTGTGGTAGTCGGTCTTTTTGGCAAGCTCCTCCTGCATCAGGCCGTAAAAGCTCTGCTTTGCAATTTTGCGCCCGCTGCCCGCGCTCTGGTTCAGCGTCTTGAACGGTCCGCCCGTCCCGACTTCTTTCATCTTTTCCGTCGGCTCCGGGTTCTTGCCGTTCATCAGCATACAGAGGTTATACTCGTTCGGCCGGAATCCGGGCAGGCCGTCGATGCCGCAGCAAGTCATGCTGTCGCCCATTGCGCGGAGCCTGTTCTCGCCGCTGTAGAATTTCAGGCCGTACCGATGGCACTCCGCCTTGATGGCTTCAAAATCGTGCCGGAGGCGGGGCAGCGGATAGCAGAAGTCACCGCCGATTTTCGTCATGCCGGGTTTGGCCTTAAAGAACTTCATGCCCTCCACGATGACGCCGTAGGCTCCTGCCTCCGCGATGCGAGGGATGTTCTTCATAACGTCATGGAACACCTCGGGCATATACGGCTGGATGCGGACGATGGTGCGCTGCACTCTGGCCGATACCGTCTTGAGGATGGCGAGCCGCTCCTCGTAGCTGGGCGTCCCGCGTTCGAGGCGGTCGTACTTGCTGCACACCATGCTGATTTGCAGCACACAGTTGCACTGTGCCAGCAGGTCGAGGTACTCCGGGTCCGCAATGAGGCGGCCCTTTGTGCTCACCACAAACGGATATTTCGTCTCCGCCAGCAGCTTGAGGCATTCGTAGCTGGCGCGAATCTGCTTTTCGACCGGCTGGAACGGGTCACTCATGCCTCCCCAGTGGATAGGGATGTTCCAGTCGCACCACTCCGTTTCGTTGCCGCGCTTGCCCTCGATAAAGGAGCGCAGGCCGTCTACGCTTTCGTCGCGCTCGATGTGGCTAATGTCGTTCTTCTTCTGTGCGAAGCAGTACCGGCAGCCGTGTGAGCAGCCGCGATAGGTGTCGAAACGCACAGGAAGGTTACAGAGAATAATCTGGCTCCCGCATTTGCAGCCCATTAAATCTCACCTCTAATCTTCTGGACGATGACGGCAACAAGGTCCTCTTTGCCGTTGTCCTTTATGTACTCTTTCAGGACGTCGCGGTCCTCCGCGCTAAACTTGAGCGAGATGTTGAACGTCTCCTCGATGCTCTTGAGCTCGCTGTCGAGGAAGTCGCCGTCCACGAGGGCGTCCACGTTGTTCTCAAGGGCCTCGATTTCGTACAGGTCGAATCCCGTCTCCGGGGCTGCGTCTCCAAGGCCGTCCAGCAGCTCCTTGAGCTTTACCTCGTCCCATTCGCCGGTCACTTTGTTCATAGCGATGTTGAGCTGCTTTTCTGCGGTCTCGTCGAGGTCCACCACGGACACGTCCACCTCGGTTACGCCCTCGTTCATAAGGACGGTGAGCCTCTGGTGGCCGGACACGACGCGGTTGGTGCGCCTGTTCCAAATGACAGGGACGACCATGCCGAACCGCTCAATGTTCCGCTTGAGCTTCTCGTACTCGTCATCACCGGGCATCAGCTCCACGCGAGGGTTGTACTCCGCGCGCTCCATGTCGGTGATTCTTTTTTTGATAATTTCCATCAGATAAGCCCCTTCGCCTTGTTCACGAGCAACTGCGCCAGTTCGACCTTGCCTGCGGGGTTCTCGTCAATGTACTTATCCATTGCCTCATGCACCTCCTCGGGCAGGGTGAACGTCATGGTGTAGCTTGTCGGCTCGCTCTTGCCGGTGTCGGAAAAGTCCTCGTTCAGCAGGTCCTCGATATGGTCGTATGTCACCTTGAGGGCGTCGAGTTCCCAGTCCTCGAAACCAGTGAGGGCCATTTCGTCCTGCTCTTTCAGCTCGTCCAGAATCGCGGTGAGCTTTTCGTTGTCCCACCGGCCGGAGATTTTGTTGAGCGAGACGTTAAGGATGCGCTCCTCCTGTTCGTTGAGCTCGACCTCGACGACTTCGACCGTCTTGTAGCCCTGCTCCACCAGCACCTTGAGCCGCTGATGGCCGCCTACGATGTTGCCGGTGGTCCGGTTCCATACGATGGGCTCAACATAGCCGAAAGTCTCGATGCTCCGGGCCAACTTGTCGTACTGCTTGTCGCCCGGTGCGAGGTCTTTCCTCGGGTTGTAGTCCGCCGGATGGAGGTCGCTCACCGGCAGGGTGATAATTTTCATCTGCCGTTCCTCCACGACCCTTTTCGGGTCTATAACACATAAAAAAAATAAGGACCGCCCGGAGTCGGGCGGTCCTTTGTCAAGAAGGGGAATTTATTATGATGCCAAGAAATTGTCTCTGTGCGCGGTTTTACCGCCTACATTGTATCTCAGACCTTGCGCCCTGTCAATGCCGCGTTTATGCCCCAGAACGGGTCGTTTCGTTACATAGTTAAGCCTTCTTGATGCCGTCGATGCCGAAAATCAAGGCCGACAGTGTGGCACAGGCTGCGTCCACATCCTTGTAGACGGTTCTCTTGTCGATGCTTTCCATCTCTGCTACGGCGGCCGGAGAGAGGGGCCGGTCCCGCAGATACAGGGCCTCGATAACGCGGTAGTGCCTCTGTTCGGCCTCGTCCAAACTGTTCCCGCATACCGCCTTGTAGATGTCGAGCATCCGGTTCACATGGCGCATGATAATCTGCGTCCGGGCTGCGGACTTCATGATGCTTTCTACCTTGAGGTCGTCCTCAAGCAGCTCGTCCAGTGCCTCCACAATTTCTTCAACGCTCTCCTCGCCGGTCGCTGCGCTGGCCGCGTCGTATACTGCATTGGCACAGTTGGCATTAAGCGTGGTATAGTTACGCAGCAGGAGCTTTGTGTTACGGAATCTCCGGTCGCTACGGCTGTCCCGGAACTTCTTGCGCTCCTGCTCCACGACCTTGATGCTGGCCTCCGCTCCGAGGCGGGCAGCGTCCGTCACAGCGGCTTCTACGCTCTCCTGTATCTCTTTCCCCAAGATGGCTCGAACGGCAGCAACAGCCGCCTTTGCCGCCACCTCTGCGGCCATTACCACAATTTCTTTTTCAGTCATTATGTTCCTCCTCGGTAACACCCGGCAGCTCGTCGAGCAAGGCTTTGGAAATTTTCTTGAGTGTCTCACAGGCAGTCACCACTTCGAGTGCGGAGACCCCGCTTTTCTTCATGGCCTCTGCGAGCTTGCCCGCGCTGTCCTCCGTGATGGGGACACCCATAAATGAGAATATCGGTTTTTCCATGTTCGGCTGCTCCCTCCGTATTTCGTTCACCAGCATAAAGCGTTCCGGCGTCGTCCAGTTCATCAGGCGGCTCAACCTGCACACGGCCGCGCGCCACTCGTCCGTCTCTGGCTTCGTCCCGTAGGACATCCCGCAGAACGCCGTGAGCACGTCGCTCGCGCACGAGAGCTGGTCGATGTCGTCCATCGTGGGGATGTCCCGCAGCAGGTCCGGGGTAAAGCCCGGGCCAAACCGTACCGCGTATTCCTTGAGGTCCGGCTCCGTGACATAGCTCCGGCCGTACCGCTGCTTCATGCTGCGCCAGACTGTCCACGGGATTCTGTACATCCGTAGCCCGTCGAATGTGGCGACGATGAAGCAGTGCGCGCCGAGGGCTTCGTAGGAATCGAGCTTTTTGGCCTGCTCCGGGAGAACGCGGTCTTTGTTCAGCCTGCCGGTCCCGGTGCTCTTTGCCTCGAACATCACCGCGCGGCCGCCGAGCATGACGCCCTTGAAGTCTGGTTCCGCCTTTTTGGTGTAGACTGCGCGGAACTGGCCCGTTTTGTTCGGCTGGCTTACCGGCCGCATGGGCTCCGGTGTCTTGCTGATGTCCGCGCGGCCTGCCTCCGCCAGCCGGGTGCAGGATGCCTCGATTCTCTCCTCGAGCTGCCCGCCCTGCGCGCGGCTCCGGGCTCCCTGCAATGCCCGGAGCGGGTCCTTTACCGCGCCGCTCATTCGAGGTAGCCCTGCTGGCGGGCGAACTCTTCGATTTTGTAGGCGGTCGCGCTCTTGATGCCCTTGCACTCTCCGGCGTTGAGCTGCTCGAGGAGCTGCGGCAGGGTCTTGCCCGGGGCCGGGGTCGATGCGCGCTGGGCCTCGGCTTCGGAGTAGCCGGTGTTGTAAGCCTCTTCCCGGATGTGGTCGATGTGCTCCACGAGCTTGTCGTCGGTCATCTTGCGCAGCTTCACGGCGCGCTCATGTACATTCTTCTCCTCGCCGGTCATCCGGCAGTTCCTTTTCTTCACTGGGCTCCCTCTCTTTCCAGCCGCTTGCAGCGGCCATCCTCATAGGCCATGCACTTCTTTTCCGAGCACCAGCCGAAACGCTCCGTTGTAATCTCGGTCCGGCTAATCCACGAGTAGCTCACTTCCCGTTTCGTGCTTTTCTTGTACGGGCAAAACATACCATCATCTCTCATTGTGCTGTCTCCTATAAAACATTCATGTGAAGCGGCTGCCCGGTGGCAAGCTGCCGATGGATAAACTCACGCTCGAGGCAGTTACTCACCATAACGAGGGCTCGCAGCTCTCCGGGGAGAATCTTGCTGTCGAGATAGAGCTTCTCAATTTCCGGCCCCCGCGCGTGGAGCTCCCGGATGGCCGCCTCCGCGTCCTCCCACTCGGTCAGGTCGTACAGCTCGCCGAGTGCCTTGTCGAACTCACTCTTTTCCGGCATCGCTGGCCTCCTGCTTTGCTGCCTCTTTGTCCAGATTGTCCTTGAGCCGGTCGAGCTTGTCCCATACGACTTTCGTGATGTTTACCAGCTCGTGAGGGTTAAAAATTGCAAAGAGCTGCACCAGCATGATGAAAACATCAGCAATTTCCTCCTCGATGTTCGAGTGTACTTCCTGCGTCTCCCTGTTAAACGGGGTATCATACTTGCGCTTGCACTCTTTGAGTTTGCAGAGGGCTTTGGTGAGCTCCGACATTTCCTCCACAGCCTTGGTGAGCTGGGCGTATTTGCCGTAAGTGCCGATGGCGCGGTCGATGGTCTGCAAGCCCTCCGGCATAATCTCCGGAATGAGCGCGTCCTCGTAGTGCTTGAGCTTGTCGCGCAACGAGGCGAGAGCCCACGAGAGGGTGTAGTGCTCTGCAAGCAGGCCCTCGATGGTCTCCGGGCCGTCGAACAGATGCTCGCACAGGGTCATGTCGAACTCCTCCGGAGTTCCCTCGGTGTCAATATCTGCGTTGTGCGCCTTGATAAGCTGCTTCATGTAGTCGTTGAGGCTGATGCTCCGGCTGGGCATCTGCACCCAGCCGTCCTCGCCGCGCACGAACAGGTTGAGAGCCTGCTCATAATTCCCATCCGGGGTGTCGGTCGTCATTCTTCTCTGCGGAAACATAAATTTTATCCTCCAATTTTCAAATTTGATGGTTAAAGATTGAAATGCGCTTGAATCATTTTCAAGTTTCGGGGTTAGATTTTGCTTTATCGGTTCTGCTGTTCCACCTTTGGATGTCGTCTGGCGTGTCGAGAAAAAACATCCCGAATCCCAAAACGCAATCAGGCGTTTCGGGATGCTTCCAATACGTAATGCCGATATTACTACTTATCGCTTCACCGGTTTCGGTATTGACGACCTCCCTTTTTTCTGCAATGCGGCACGGATTCGCTCCGCAAAACGGGCAGGGCAGGATCTCTACTTGTCTTTCTTTCATTCCTGCCCATCCTCCGTGTATTTATTGTCGTAGAACATCCCGTCTTGCCCGATGGAAAAATCTTCATCTTCCCAGTATGCGCCGCAACCGTTTTCACAGGCCGCTACGCTCTCGCTTAGTTCTCCGCTTCTGGATACATAGCGTTTCGGAACTTTTCCGTCTTTTCGGATTGTGTAGTCCCGTGCGTTCTGGTAAAATTCCGAATAAATAATTTTCCCGCCACACCTCGGGCATCGGCCCCGAATGACTCCGTTCACGTTTCATCCTCCTTTTTTGTTTTCTTCAACTGGCGGCCGCACTCCGGGCAGAAGTTCAGCGGCCGTCTTTTGTGAGTGTAGGTTGAGGCAAGCCCGCAGCCCTTTCTGAGGGTTCTCTCATAAAGGCAGACGTAATACTTTGTGTATAACTCTCTTCCGGTCTTTGGCCTGTGCTTCTTGCTCCACTCGTAATCTTCGCAAAATTGGCAGTTCATACGCTTTCCTCGATTACTTTGAGGTCATACCCGCTCTTGACAAACTTCATGCACAGCTCGTGGTTGATGCCGTTGCCGAGGTTGGTGTAGATGTACTCCATGTCCTCCGGCGTGAATTTGGTGTCGAGCAGCTTGTTGATGCCGTCGAGATGCTCCTTGCGCAGCGGCTTTGTGAACGCCTTGAACGCAAACCGCGATACACCCTCGATGACCTCCGCCTTGAACTCGTCCGGGGTGCTGCAGTGGTTGAGGTTGATGTATGTGTTCGTCCTCGGGACGAGAATCAGCTCGAAGTTCATGGTGACGTAGGCTTTCGGGAAAGCGCGCTGAATCTTCCCGCACCACGGAGCCGCGAACGGGCTGAACCACGGCAGCATATAGCTGCGGAGCTCCTGCTGGCTGACTGCCGGGGTGTCCTGAATGTGGTCGATGCAGCGCTCAATGGCCTCCCGCTCTGCGAGGCTGTCTGCCTCCTCGAGCCAGCCATTGAATACGCGGACGGTTTCCTCTGCGTTAATCGGTTTCATAACTGTCCTCCAAATTGCTCTGCAAATGCTCGAGCGACTCCCGGGAATGTCTTTGCGCGATTTCGCGCTCTGTCTCTCGTAAACATCCCCTTGTTTTTTTCATCATGTTTGTGGGAATAAGAGCCAGATGGGCACCACGTTGCAATCGGCTCAACAATGTTCGTCGGCGCGACCGGGTCAAGATTTTTCAACCATAGACAGGTTTTCTTGCTGTATGGGTGTCCAAACTGGTACGGCTGAATAATCTGCGTGTACTCTGGGAGACAAAATACCCTGCTCGGCACCGGATTCTCAACGCATATTCTCGGGATGTCCGCCCACCAGAATCTCATAAACAGGTCGCGTCCTAAAATTCCTTTCATTACGCGGTCCTCTTGTAGCTGGTGGCCTTTCCACAGATGTCGTGCTCCGGCGTTTGAAAGATATGTGCATGGCGGGTGCGCAATGAGCAAGTCCCACGCATCAATGTAATGCGCTTTGTCGTCCATTGTGACGATTTGCCCCCCCCCCGCAGAGCCGGTACGGCGTCTCCGAGGATATGCCATTCCGGGTGGCCTCCGGACGGTTCCTGCACATCGCAGGAGTAAGCCTCATGCCCTAAAGACCGAAATGCCTTACAAACTTCCTGCGATTCCTCGCAGGCAATTAAAACTTTCACGTTTCTTCCTCCGTTCCGTCCTCAAGTCTGTCCCCGCAATAGGGGCAATACTTGAAATACCCGATAACGTGAGCACCGTACTCCCAGCCAAGGCAATGATTGCAGCCATCGCAGAACACACCGTCTTTGGTTTCTGGTACATATCCACGGATGATGTGCGCCGTTGGTCGCAGCGTTTCCGGGTCGATGGTCGGGGCTGCCTGAATCAGCCCGAGTGGAACCGCGTGACACGCAGAGCCCTTCGGCCCGGTGATGTAGATGGCCTTTTCTTCCAGTTCGTTGGCGTCAATGAGCCTTTTTTCTGCCATCCGTGATAGCCTCCTTTACAAACCTCAAGGCGCGTTCTTTGAGCGGGATGCGCCAGCAGAGCCTCCTCTTTCCGGCGTTCAGATTAGATGTCACCGGCATAACACCAACGACCTCGATTTCGTCGCACTCTTGGTGCTTCACCCGCCCGGCTTCGTGTCCGAGGTACTCTGCCTCTTTTTGGTCGTCTGCCATGACTGCGACGCCGAAGTAGCAGGTGGAACTCTCTGCCCTGCCCTCAAGGAACACATCATACCTCGGCATCCGGTTCCTCCTCGTATTGGTGGACATCGACGAAGATAGCTTTCTTCCACGGGAGCGCGTTGTATGCCGCCCGCGTCTCCTCCTCCGTCATGTTGTCCACCAGCTCCGGGTCATGGCGTTCGTAGAGAACGTCGTTCATCTCGCAAATGTCGTCCTCCCGGTAGTAGGTTCTTTCTTTGCCGATGATGAACTCCTGAATCGCGCTCTCTCCCCATGAGCCAAGCCAGCAGTAATACTCGTCGCCGCTGACCACATCCCCATCTACACAGGGGATGACAGGGAGCTCCGGGTTTGCCTGCATAAGCTCGAGGAGCTGCGTGAGCTTTTCGCTCTGTTTCATGTCATTCCATCCTTTCTTTTCCGGGGCTCCGCCCGGGTTGCTTTCTGCTCGGCGGCCTTGTACCATACATAGGCCGCAACAACTATTACTGACAAGGCGACGGCCGCAAAGGAAAGCCAGCAAGTTAAGGTTTCCAGCAGGTCGTCAAGCTCTAAAAGAACCTCGTACATAGTCACCACTCCTTTACCTGAATTTCTTCTTGAAACTGCGCACGATGGCCCGGTGCGTCCACCTACGGCAGTAGGGGTTTCGGACGCTCCCGTCGTACTCCTGTTTCATCTTCTGGTATGCCGCCTTGTTCTCCGCATACCGTTCGCAATGGTCGTGGCATCCCGGGTGTCTGTCCGGGCACTCTTTCGGACAGATAGTCATAAGCCGAGCATAACGCTGGCCCGTTTCCGGGCGGCCGTCATGGTTTCGTCGTACTTCGCTGCGCTGTATACCGCGAGCGGGGCCGCTGCCCGGGCTGCTCTGGCCCTCCTGAATATCTCCGAGTAGACAGCGGCCGTCTCGTAGATGCTGGGGCCTCTGCCCGGGGTCGAAAGCATCCCCTTGCGGTCGTCGGTGTCAGTGACGCGGAGGTCCTCTTTGAGGGCGTCCTGTACGCATCTGCGCAGACGGTCGAGGGCGAGGTCCTTATCCTCTTTTTCCCACTCGAGGTACTGCTTGTAGTTGTTCATGGAGTTCTGCTTGAGGCGCGCCAGCCGGTCTCTCCCGTAGCCGAACGTCTCGTGACAGGTGGCCGCCATAACAAGCCACGCGATTTCTGCGCCCTGATTGCTTGCCATGCGGAGCTGCTCCTCCCGGCGTCCTCTCGGTGCGCGGTCCACGGGCAACCGAACCTCAAAATCGCAGATACCTTTGAGATTTTCCCGCATGGCGTCCGTTGCGTTCTTGCTGCTGCCGTAGAGGATGGCCGTCTGGTATTTTTTCTCAAAAGCGTCCATCTCGTTACACGCCCGCAGTAGGCGGGACGCGCCAATGCCGTCGTCTTGGTGCATGGAGACGACGATGCACCACATAAAGAGCTGGGCGGAGCGGTCGCGCTGGTCCTCGCGCTCCTGCTGGATGTTGTGTGTAAGCACTTTCATCATCCAGCCCTCCTCACGTCGTATAGCAACGCTTGGCCGGGTTCCACGTGAGCTTCGGGATGCTCCGGCCGCAAACGCAGGAGAACTTTTCGTTTACGATTTCGGCGTCCTCGACGTTCGTCCGGCCGTAGCTCGCCTTCTTGCAGGCCGGGCAGGTGAACTCGAACCGTGCCAGCGCGTCCAGCGGGATTTTCGCGCCGCACTTCCGGCACTCGTTGGTCGTTTGCGGTTCGCGCAAGAACTGTACAAACTCGCTCTTGCATTTCGGGCAGCGCAGGAGCATGAGCCCCTTTGCGCCGACGGGCGTAAGCCAGCTTACCGGCTTCTTGGGGGGGGGCTTTCTTGTCCGCCGTGGAAACTACCGGGGCTGCCTGCTTCGGCTCGCTGGTGACACTCTTTTCCGCCTCCGGTGCGCTGTCGCCGTCGTACAGCGTCGTGGTCTTGGCGATGGTCTCGAGCGTTTTGAGCGCGGTCTCGAGCTCTGTGGGGCTCTTGCCGGTCAGCGTGACGCTCACATCCGGTTCTCCCTGAAACTTGAAAATTTCCATCGAGACTTCAAACTTCGTACTTGCCATGTTGGTTATGCCTCCTGTTTCTTTTCTTCCAGCTTGTTTGACGGGTCGAATTTCCTGCCGTCCTCTATGCCGCGCCATGCTGCGTCGAGCTCTCCAACAGTCTTTGGCTGGGGCGTCTTTTTGAACTCTTTCGGTGGTCCAATCTTTTCGAGCTCGTCTTTGACCTCTTTCGGAACTTTCAGCACAAGGCCGTATTCTTGATTTTCCTCATTCTGTCTTGTGAACGCCTCGTATACGCCTCTGGCGAACCCATAGCCGTAGGAATCACAGATTTTTGCAATCTCCTGCGGTGTGTAATAGTCCCGGTGCTGTTTGCGGAGCTTCTTCTGCTCCGATTTAATGCACCGGACCGCATACCGGAATATCTTTACGCAGATTTCAATATCGCCCTCCAAGCCGATGAACCCGACGTGCCAAACGGTTGTTTTTGCGCTAATTTTGCATCGAAACGCCGAGCAGCAGTAGTTTTCTCCAATAATGATTGAGAGCGGGTCCATCCACGAGTTTGCTTTCTTGGAAAACGTCTCGCCGATGGCCCGTTTTATGACCGTCGTGTTCCGTTCCTCGAGGTCCCGCTCGCTGAGCTTGTGCTCCGCCATGAGCTTGCGGGCCTTGAGCAGGGCGAACTTCGCCTCCTCCGGTTCCGGGCTCTTTGCGAGGGCGAGGAGCTTTCGGATTTTGTCCTTGTAGTCCATCAGGCTTCAACCTCCTGCGCTACAACCCCAAGTAGCTTACAGCGTGTAAGCATCATCCTCTCTAGCGAGGACTGGTACTTCTGAACTGGCTCCGCAGAGCCCTCAAAACACCGTCCTGCGTACCGCCATGTGCCGCCCTGTCGCTTGAACGTAAGGTAGGTCGGCTGCCAGCGTCCGTTGCCATCCTTTGCGGTGCTGATTTCTCCGCCCACCTGCAACAGGCCTGCGCGGTTTGTGCGTGGCGGTAAGACGTCAAGAAAGTAGCCAATCAGGTCCTCGTCTACCTCGTCGCCCGGTTCGAGATAGTCCTCTGCGGTCGGGAGGCCGCTCTCAAACCATTTCCCGAGCGTCTTGAGGCCGGTTCCTGCGCACTCTGCGCGTTGCCTCTCGACTTCGTTGGCAATTAACGCCATCTGCGTGTTGCTCAAAAAAATGTCGCTGCCGTCGTCGAGGCGGAGATAAACGACGCCCGCCTCGAGGAGTGTTACAGGGAGGTCGAGGTATGTCGTTACCGCTCCGCTCCTGTCAACTACCGGGATGCAGATGCGCTCGCGGGCGGCTCGTCCGCCCCTGTGGTAAAGTATCCTGTCGAATGCGTACCTGCGGCAGTCGCATTTCTCGGTGCAATAATTGACCGCGTCGTCCGGCCACAGGCCGATAATCATAAGTCGCTTCATGACGTCCTCCTCAAACATAATCAGCGTACCGGGTGCTGATGCTCTGCACCCACTCTTTGTCCAGCTTGTCGAGGTAGGTACTCCATGCCTCCTCGTTACTGTTCCACCACCATTTCCGGCTCTTGAGTGCCGCAATAAGCTGCTGCCGGGGCTTCATAACGAACTTGATGTACGCCCGGTCGCCCATCGTGTAGGCGACGAGATTCTCGTCCTCGAAAAACTTCTGCCGGTTCAGGTTTGCGAGCTTGCCCTCTTTCCCGGCCGCGTAGAGCTTGGCGATGACGCTGTTCTTGCGCCAGCGGTACTTTTCATGGAGCTTCTCGTAATACTCCATGAAGAGCTCCGGGTCCTTGTTGGCGAGCTCGCACAGGCTCGCGGTAGGATTAAGCGTCGGCCGCTCGATGCAGAATTTGATGTCATCGACCAGCCGTGCAATCTCCTTTGCGTCCTTGTCCTCGATGCGGCCCTGCCAGACTTGCTCCTGCAGGCCGTTGAACCACTCCACGAACTCAGAGGAAAGGCGGAGAATGGTGTCGCTGTGGTCCAGCTTCTTTGCGTTGTACCGCGCCGGTCCTGCGACGGCGACGCTCACATGGGCTGCCTCGTGCCGGAGCTGCTCGCTCCACTTGGCATAAATCTGGTCCACGATTTTCTGCTTGCGGCTGTCCGGGATGTTCCAGCTCATAACTTTCTGGCAGTATACCTCGTACTCGTGTGCCGAAATGTCGCCGCGCTTGCCGCTCATGCTGTTGCTGTTCGCCTGATGAATGAGGCTCTTGTCCAGCTCTTTGATTTTCACTTCACTCATGGTCGGCCTCCTGCGGAGCCTGCACAAGCTCGTAATCAGAGACCTGCTGCTGGTCAAGCGGGGCCGTGTACTCGATGTAACCCCACGCGGGCCGGTCGATGTCCTTGCAGTACGTCCGGCCCTCCTCGAAGTTGACGATTGTGGTAATGCTCTCTCCGGGTTGTTTCGGGAACGGGATGCCGCCAACCATCAGCGGGCGGAGGGTGCTGTAATACCTGTAAGCCATAATTTTCTTTCTGCCTCCTGTAATTCAAATGCGAGCTCGTCAAGTTCTTTTTCGATTTCCTCTGCATCGTGGACAATCTGCCGCGCGCCCGGGACACCCTGTGTGCCGTTCTGCTTTGCCTCTATCCACATCGCAATATGCTCGTCCGGGTCAAAGCTGTCGGAGTAGTCCAGAATCTCGTCCGGGAAGTTCTCGACTTTCACGCAGACAATGAAGTCCTCTCCGGCCGGTGAATACCACTCGAGCTCAACGCGGCCGTCGTCCGTATAATCGCAAACGCTCCATTCACGTTTCTCGAGAATATCCAAATACGCCTGCGGCAGCTCCTCTTTTGGCCTTTCGGTCTTATTCGAGCGGTTCGGGTCCAGCCAAATAGAGATGTTGTAGATGTACTGACCGCACCGAACGCATACATCATGTTTGCCCCAATATCCGAGCTTTTTCATGCCTCGGACGCTGCCGGTATAATGGATTGATGGATGCCGTTCTTTTTGCTCGTCAGTTAATTTCATGTACTTCAACGTCTGCTGCCTCCTGTTCTATAATCGGGCCACGCCATCGTGATGACCGTTGAGACCTCCCGCAGGCGGCTTATGATGGCCCGGGCTTTTGTGCCGTCTCCGCCTTTCGGGGTCAGTGCTCGCACCAGCTCGTCGGCGTTGTAGTTCGTCGTGATGATGGTCGGCTTCATATCCTCGTACCGGTCGTTCAGGATGGAGTAGAGGGTGCTCACGCTCCAATCGGTACATTGCTCTTTCCCGAGGTCGTCCACAATGAGCAAATCGACCGTTTTGTACGCTTTGAGTATCTCGTACTCGGTGGCGTCGCTGTTGTCGAAAGCCTCCTTGATGTCGGCCAGCAGGTCGCCGGACGTCTTGCAGACGACCGGGACGCCGCATCCTATGAGCTGCAAGGCGATGGCGGCCGCGAGGTGCGTTTTGCCGGTTCCGTATGTTCCCTCTATGTAGAGGCCCTCGCCACGCTCTGCGCGCTGTGGAAAGCTGTCTGCATAGGTTTTGGCCGTGTCGTAGCACCGCCGCCGCTCCGGGGTGTCCCGGATGAAGTTGGCGAACGTCCGCTGCTGGAAGCGTTTCTTGATGCCGCTCCTGCCGAGCAGCCTCTCGATTTTGGCGCGCCGTTTGGCCTGCGCCGCCTCTTTCTCGGCCTCCGCCTTTTGTCTGGCCTCCTCTGCGTCCGCCTCCGCCCATTTGGCTTTTGCCTGTTCACAGGTGCATCTCTGCGGGAACGGGGCAAACATGAGGACCGTTCGGCCCATCACGAGGGCCTCGTGGTACAGTTTCCGGCCGCAGAACTCGCACTCGACCGGCTCCGGGATTTCGCGCTGGCAGTTGTAACCACCAGCCAGAATATCCTTGCTTGTCGGCCGTCGGTGCTGTGTGGTCTCAGCCGAACGAGCCGAATCCGCCGGACGGAGTGAATCCAGCATAGCCGTCATCGTTTCCACGCTGCTCACCTCCTGTGTAGTCGTTCATGTAGCCTTTTGCATTAAGCCAGCTTGCCGGGTTTGGCGTGAATTGCCGCTCCCGGAACCGGCTGTCATATTTCTTTGCGGCCTCAACCGCCGCGATGATTCTGTCGGTCGCCGCGTCGTCCGGCTCCGGGTTGATTTTGGCCCACGCCCGCTCTGCCGTGGCCCGGTCCACCTTTTTCGGGTAGGCCGCGTAGAAGCGGTCAAACCGTTCGGCCTGCTCTGCCGAGAGGCTCCCGGCTTTACGCCGGGGAGCTTTCGGTTTGTCGTGCTCCTCCGGCGTGGGCTCCGGTACGGCCGGTGGCGTTTCCTCCGCCTCTGTGGCCGCTGCAGGCTCCTGTGCAGGGCTTTCCGCCCTGCGGCCGGGAAAGTTATCGACCGACGGTTTCGTCGGTGCTGCGGTGCGCTTTGAGTAAAGCTGGCGGAGGTTCTCAAGGAGAGACTGCACCCAAATGACGCGGCAGCTCTCCCACAGCTCTTTGTCCACCTTTCCCATGGAGGCGAGCGTGTTCAGGATGGCCTCCGCCGTTTCGGCTGTAACTCCGGTGACGGCGAGTAGGTACTCCCATCCCATCTTGTCCCAGCAGTCGTAATACTGGCCGTCTGCCGCGCAAAGAAGTTCGAGCAGCTTAAACCAAAAGGCATACCCGTCGTTTCCCCAGTTCTTTTCAAGGATGAACTTTGTCCGGCTCTTTTCCCCGACGTAATGGGGGAAGTAGTCGGCGGTCTGCCTGTTGCTTCTTCCCAAGTCTCGCACCTCCTTTCTGCTGGTGATTTCAAGAGTAGATGACCTTGCTGCCCTCCGCCGTCTTTACAACGTCAACGGCCTGCGGGAAACGGGCTTTCATCTCCGGGTCGTGAGTGATAGCCATAATCTTGAGCGAGGAATACCGTTTCTGGATGGCCTCGAGGGCGTCGCAGTAGGCCTGTACACCCTTGTCGTCGAGGAACGGCGGCTCGTCGATAAACAGGAATCCGAGCTGCACTCCTGCGGTGCTGCTCTTGAGCTCTGCCAGCGCAAGGATGACCGAGAGGGCCGCCTTAACGCGCTCGCCGCCGGAACGGCTCATATAGGGCAGAGCTCCGGTCGCCGCGTCGTTTACGATGATGTCCAGCGCGGTGACCTCTTTCTTGCTGTTGCTCTTGAGGGTCTTTTCCATGCGCATCTCAATGCTCATGTGGCCGCCTGACATCTGGCTGATGATGCTCGTCGCGGTCGCCTCGAACAGCGGGACGATGCTGCGGACGATGTTATGCGGAATACCGTCCTGAGAGAAAGCCCGCTTGAGCTCCTCATAGCCCGCTGCAAGCTGGCCCTGTTCCGTCGCCTGACGGCGAAGGACTTCGAGCTTTGCCTCTGCCGTCTCGATTTCTTCCATCTGCCTGCGGCTGTGTCCGGCCTGCTGGTCCAGCTCTTCAATGCGGATATTGTCCACCGTGAGGGCTGCATCCGCCTCCGCGTACTGCTCCTTGAGTTCGTCAACATCAGCCTGCGCCTTTGCGAGGGTCAGAATCTCCGCATTGATGCCATCAATCGCCGTCCGGGCCTTTTCTGCGTAGGTCAGGAGCTCCGTGAGGCGGGTCTGCGCTGCGCTCTTTTTTGCCTCCGCTGCCGGGAGCAGCTTTTCCAGCTCGATGTATTTCTTAACGTCCGAAAGCTGCGCTTCAATGCTGGCGAGCTCCGCTGCGTTCTGCCGGAGCTTTTTCAGTTCGTCCTCAACGACGAAGCGGTCAGCCTCGAGGCTCTCGATATTGGCCGGGATGGTTTCAAGTTCCTCGTCGATGGCCTTGATGCGCTCTTTAACTTCTGCGAGGCGTTCTTTCTGCGCCGTCAGCTTTGCGAACCGTTCCGAGGCTTTCCGCAGGTCTGCAACGAGGAAACGCTGGGCCTGCAAATCCTTTCGGCAGTTGAGGCCCGTTGCCTTTTTCTTTGCTGTCTGATACTCAGCGTCGAGCTGCTCGGTGCGCTCCTCGGCCTGCTGCCGGTAGGTTTCCAGTTCCGTCTCGGCCGCAGGCAGTTTCTTTTTCGCCTCCACTGCATCCTGCAGGAAACGGCACTCCGGGTTCTCGACCGGGCATCCGCAGGTCTCGAGCATGATGGCCCGGGAGCGGATATGTGTGACCTCGTTCTCTTTTATGTCGAGCCAAGACTGTATCCGCGCGGTTTCTGCGTTCTTGGTTTGGAGCAGCTTCATGGCCTCTTGGTCTGCTGCGAGATACTGCTCGTCCTGTTCTTCCAGCGCGGTGAGCCGTTCGCTCGCTCCTGCGAGGTCTGCCGCTTTCCGCTCGAGCTCCTCGTAGTCCGCGAGGGCCTGCTCATAGCTCCAACACGTTGCCTGTGCAGAAAGTTTTTCGGCCTCGAGACTACTTTTCTTTTTCCGCTGGGTGGAGAGCGCGGCCATAACGTCCCGCAGCTTTTCTTCCTTGGGCTGAATCAGGGCCGCCGTTCCCAGCAGCTCCTCCCGCCGCGCGGAAAGCTTTCCATAGCTCCGGCTGCCAGCCTCGACTTCCTCGCGCTTATCAAGGAGAGCCTGTGCATCGGAAATCTGCGCTCTGCAAACAGCCTGCGCGCTGGCGTTCGCGTTCTTTTCCGCAATCCAAGAGCCGAGCTCGCTGGTGAGCTTTTCTGACCGTTTCTGCGCCTGCTTGGCAATGTCGAGCTTTGTCTGCGCCTCGCTCATGGCCTTTGTATGGATGGCCCTGTCTGCTACCGCGCTGGCCTTTTCGATGGCCGTCTTGTTCATGGTTGCCTCGACTGTTGCCTTGTCCGGCATCGCTCCTGCAAATCCGCGATGCGACGGAGTTCCCGGTTGGCGTCCGCTGCCCGGTTGGCCGCCATACTCTCCATGCGGTCATAAATGCCGAGGCCGAGGATGTTTCCGAGAATTGCCATGCGGTCCGCCTTGTCGGCCTGCAAAAAGAGGCCGTACTGGTCCTGCATGATAAGGCCGGTCGCTTTGAGCGTCAGACTGTCCATACCGATGGTGTTCTCGATGATAGTCTGCGTATCGCGGTATTTCTCCGCGCTGCGGTTCTGCCAGCTCTCGTCCACATACTCGGAGAGATTCAGCGTCGCCTTGCCGCTCTTTGTGCGGGTGCGGGTCACGCGGTACAGCTTGTCGCCGAGGTAAAACGTGAACTTGATGGAGCCGCTGCGGGCATCCGGGTCGTTGCAAATCCAGCCCGTGAGGTCGCCCTCCCGGGGCTCCTCGAAAAGGGCGTCCAGCATAGCGTCCATAAACAGGCTGGACTTACCTGCGCCGTTCTCGCCGTTGATGGTGGCAAAGGAAATGCCGTCGTAGCTGAACAGCTCGTCGCGGTAGTTGCGGTAGTTCTTGACCTCAATCTCTACCGGCATAAACACGCCGGTCGGGGTCTCAAGGCGGCCTTTTTCCATTGCCTCCGAGATAATCGGACGGGCCAACTCAATGATGCGCTGGGCGTCCTCCGGGCTCTTTTCCTTTTCGGTGAGGTACTCCGCGAGGTTCTGCTCCGGGCTGTTGTCGCCGTGGAGCTCGTCGCGGTTCACGCTTGTCGTGATTTCCTCCGGCGTGATTTCGGAGACGTAGAACACGCCGCCGTCATAGAGCCTTTTTTCGAGGACGGCTTTGTTGAAAGCCTTGTTTGTCTCGTCTGAACAGGTATAGAGAACGCGGACGATTTTCCCCTTGAGGCGGTCAGGTACAACAACTCGCTCCGCACTCAGCATTGCATGGACGTCATCCTCTCCGAGGCGGATGGTCTCGAACTCCCGGTAGGGCGTTTCGACGTACTTGCTCCATGCCTCCCCGTCGTCGTCGATGTCGTGGATATAAAAGCCTCGCGGCTGATTCTCGTCGTTGAAGTTGAGGCCGGTAATGCTGCCGCAGTAGAACACCGCGCGGCCTGCCTCCGGGAGCTGCTGCGGCCGGTGAATGTGGCCGAGTGCTACGAGGTCAAAGTCTGCGGCTTTCAGGGTGGCAGGGTAGATGACGGGCTCAAACTGTGCAAATAGCGCGGTCTGGCCGCTCTCCATGTTGCATCCCGGGACGGTGAAGTGCGTGGACAGGATGCTCGTCACACCGGGCTCGCACTGTGCTTTCAGGCCGAGAACGACCTTTGCCAGCTCGTCCGTGAACACCTGCGTTTCCTCCTCTCGAGAGAGGCCCGGGTGCGCTGCCCGATGTACGCCACGGTCAAAGCCCGGAATACACGCCACATCTACGTGCTGCCCGTGGTAGGTGTGGATGTGGAGCACCTCCGGCTCCGTTACGACGCTGACCGAATCATCACCGTA